AGCCTTTGCAAGTTTTTGTCGGTTCAAAGGCCATTTTTTTCCTGTTTCAACAACCCGAAATAATGTCGAGCGGCTGCCAATCCTCAGAATCATCATCCTCAAAGTAGCTTGTGACAGCCAGTTGGTCGATGTAGGACAGTGAATCCGGCAGGTCGTCGTGCACGCCAGGCGAGGGGAACATCAGCAACTGGTCCACGAACACGTCCCAGTCCTCCTCGCTGTTGAGCACGATTCTGCCATGCTCGAAGCGGCCTTGCAACGACCAAATGATTCTATCAGTCTTCTTCCGGTTCCCGTGCGTCAGGTCCACAATGTGGCTGTAGACGTTATTTTTTCTCATCAAATCTGATAAATACGGTAAAACTGCGTTTTTCAGTGCCCCTCGCTCGATTCCGATGGACAGGGGCCGGTAGTCGCGCATGGCCATCAGTATCTTGGACGCCGTCTCGCGTATATCCCACCGGCCGTGCTCGATCTTTTTGACGAACCACTTGCCGTCGTCGGTCACCTTGACCACCGCGATCGACGACTCGTCCAGCCTTTTCTTGCTATTGGCCGCCTGCTTGGCCACTTCCTCGAAGCCAGCCAGGTCCACCGCGACG